GATTTTCATAATACTTTTGTAGGTCAGGACTCATGGTGCTTGTTCTGTAGTGGTTTGCTGTGCCGCCTGCGCCTCAGCCAAAGCCTGTGCTTCGGCAAGTGCCTGTGCTTCAGCCTCTGCTTGCTGTGCCGCTACTGCCGCATCATGGATTGCTTGTTCTTCAGGTGTGTACTCAACTTGTGTGGTCACGCCTGTCTCTACATTTACTACGATTCTGTGTGTCATTTTTTATCCTTCATACATGATGTTTACGCTACCGGCATCAAAGGTGTTTGTTCCACCAGCAGTAGTTAAACGCACCATGTTTAACGCCCCGCTTAATGTAACAACACCAGCAGATATGGTGGTAACTGCTAATACGGCTTGACTTGAAGTAACGCTAGAACCTACCCAAATATTTCCAGATACATTTACAAATGTATAACTTCCACTAAAAATATATCCCGCATTATCAAAATATATATTAAACCCAGCAGTTGAAGTATTTGTGGAAGCGGCAGTATAAACTTCGCTACTTGTGGATACATAACCAGTAGTAGTAGGCACTCCACCTGTACCTAATTGAATTAAAGGAATACTTGTACCATTCGTACTTACACCTTGAAACATCACCGTGATTCGCTTCGCCCATGATGGGATGCTATTGAAGTCAACGCTTACACCTGATGTGCTGGCAACAGCAGTGCCTCTGGTAATCCCCAGTATCGTACCGTCGTTGATCGTGACGCTTGCTGAACCATCGATTACTGTGCTCATGATTTAACCCTCGTACATTATGTTGATTGAACCAGCATCGAATGTGTCAGTGCCAGTAACTGTAGTAATACGGATTCGGTCAAGGGTAGCTGAAAGCGTTTTAGAGCCTGATGTCCCATAACGAAATCCAGCAGCACCACCAGAACCAGCCATATCGCCAGTTGCAACAAAAGTATTATTATTTAATAAAGAGATTATTACTAAACCACTTAATACATTTGTTGAACCAGCAGATAAAAAACCAAAACCTGTTGTATAACTTGACCCACTTGTAGAAGTGCCTAAATAAGTTCCAACAGAAATATAGCCCGTAGTTTCAATACCGCCTGAATCGCCTAACTGAATTTGCAAGTTTGAAGAACCACTTGTAGAAACCCCATCAAACATCACAGTAATGCGCTTCACCCACGCAGGGATGCCTGTGAAATCTTTGCTTGTGCCGCTTGTGGTTGCTTGAGCAGTCTCAAGAACAATCCTCTGCATCTGCGCCCGTGACGCATTGCTGTCAGTCCCAAAGAATTGACCGTTGTATTCAATGTTGCCAGCGGCTGCTGTACCAATCAGCGTGTCAGAAGTTAAAGCAAGTATTGACATGGTTATCCTTCAAAGAAATATTGCAACATTGACATAATCAACATCGGCTATTGCAGAACCATTACTTATTACAAAACGAAAAGCGGATGTTGATATTGTTGTTATAGTTCTCACAGCATTTCCATTGGCCGCAGCAGTGCTTGAAGTTGGGGTCACTAAAAAAGCATAATTTGCATTTGCTAGCGCAGTTGTGAAATTTAATGTGTAATCCCCAGTTCCGTTTTTTGTTATGTTAGTTACATTAAATGATGCTCTTGGTGTAATTGTTCCTGATAAAGTACCATTAAAATTCACCCAAGCACGACATACACCGACAGTTGCATCATTCAGCACAGTACCTGTGGTGGCTGGCAAAGTCAGCGTAGTAGTACCAGCAACAGCAGGGGCAGAAATCGTCACAGCCCCGCTGGTGTCTCCTGAAATAATTACTGAGGACATTATTGAATCTCCTTATCAATCATAAAACCACCCACCTTGCACCGCTCGGAATAGTAACCGTTACCCCGCTGTTAATAGAAATTGGGCCAACACTGTGTGCATTGTTGGAAGAGCTGAGTGTGTAGTTTGTGGTCACGGTGAGCGTGTTCTCATAGAACACCGTATCAGCACCGCCACCAGTTGCACCGCCACCCACTGAAGACCACACACTGCCGTTGTAGCCTTCAAACTTGCCGAGTGTGGTGTTGTATCGGAGTTGACCGGCTGCCGGTGAGCCTGGCCGCTGTGCCGTAGTGCCTGACGCAATCTTGATGGCATCGGTTGCCGAGACAGTGAATGTGCCAGAGACAGATGCTGTGCCTGCCACCGCCAATGTCTTGCCTGAACCAATGTTCAAGCCGACTGATGTGCCAGTGCCGTTTGCAGCAAACAGCGCATCAATGGTATCCAAGTCAGTATTGACTTTGGTCCCCCAAGTGTCAGTACTTGCACCAACTTCTGGCTTTGTCAGCAATAGGTTGGTCGTCGTGGAATCTGCCATTCTTAAATCTCCTTACGCGGCTTCTTGCCAAGTGATTGAATTGTCTGCTAAATCAGACCAGTTTTCTGAGGTGTCTGAAACTGGTGTCCAAGATTCCGAGGAATCAGGCACAACACCCCATCCATATCCAGTCATTGTGCCAACCGATCCAGCCGCCTCAACGCCACTGATCGACACCATGACAGACATACTGAAACCGATTGTGCCAACTTCGCCTGTACCTTCAACGCCTGTGATGTCTTGAAGTGTGAGAACCGCACCGATCACCGTTCCAACAGCACCAGTGGCTGCATTGCCTGTGATGATGGGTGAAACAAATAGCGAGTTGACAGCGCCAGTGGCCGAATTGCCAGTGATGGCCACAGTCCTGTTGATGCCAACTGTGCCTACATTGCCGGTGGCAATCGTGCCATCTTCTTGAATGGAAACATTGGTCAGCAGCGTGCCAATGGCAGTAGTGGCTGAATTTCCACTGATGACAACATTGCCTATGCCATAGACACCAAGTCCATAGTAGCCTGTTCCATAAGCAGCCATGCCGCTGCTCCTCGGTTAAGCCAACCGGATCAGGCCGGTGCTTGCGTCATTGCCAGGCATGGTCAGTGTGAATGTTCCTGCCGTCACGGTCTGACTGCCAAAGGTATGCACGCTCACCGCTTTGTCTGACTGACTTGAGTTATAGATCAACACGCAATCAAATGCGGTTGACAAGGTAACTGCGGCGTATGTGATGCTGGCGCTTGGCGTGACAAACGCTGTCGTACCGCTGGTGCTCGGTGGAGTGCCAAATGTGACGGTGACACCACCTGCGGTATAGCCTGAACCCGAAACCTCTCCAGTGGTCGTATATGCGGTTGTAGAGGCATTGATGGTGGCACTGTCCAAGTACAAAGCCGCCTTGAAAGTGTCAGCGGCAGTTGATGCACGCACAACACCTGTGCCGAAATTGTGAATGCCGGTCAGCAAATCACCTTTAAAACTTGTACACATGGATTGAGTATTTGCGATGATAGTTCCCTTCTTGGGTTATACCCAACTCACATTTTGATGTTGCCACTTCTTGCCTGATTTTAGACAACTGACATGACCTTGAGTAATTCCAAATTCCAGTGCAATTTCTTTTTGAGGCTTGCTTGACATTTTAATCAAATCAACTTGTTGGTTAGTTAATTTTGATCGTCCATGTTTTTGACCCACACTCATTCTTCCTTTACGCTTTGCATCTTGCATATTCTCCAATCTAGTCCCTAAGACAAGATGATTTGGATTAACGCAATTTGGCGTATCGCATTTGTGCATCACATCTCTTGCATCGAGTGACCCATTAAACAAACGATATGAAGCACGATGAGCTAATTCATGCCTAGTCGGTAACCTAAAAAAACCATATCCATTTTTCATGCAATAGGCCGTCCACAACCAGCATCCACTCTCATGTTTATCAACATGAGACATGAATCTATCAAGTTCTGATTGCTTGTGCTTGCCAGCCATGACTATCCAATTGCCGCCGCAACGCCATCGGCTGCGACATTTTGTTTCAACACAACATGGACTGATCTGTGTACCAGTTCGTCATCCAAACGATATTCAACCCAACTGATGATCTCTTTGTCGTTCTCAATCGAACCCTCAGACTTGTGCAACAAGGATTCATCCATGTCGCCTTTGGTGGTGGTAATCATCATCCGAATGTCCTCGCCCTTGCCAAGATTGCGCCGCCAGAGGTTGAGCCACGATCATCAGCAATCTGCAACTGCTCCAAACCAGCCGCATATAACGATGACCACACAGTGATTCTCGCATCGTCTTGCAAGTATGGCGCAGCCTGTAAAAGTGCACCGTACAAATAAACATCAGGCGCTTGTGTCAGCAGCCAGTTTGTAGCAACAGTCGATGACAACTTTGTCAACTTTGCGTAATAGACCAGCTCTGCTGTGTATGCGCCATCAGGTATCGGCAACAGTCTGAATTGGTTGCCCACCACGCTGAAATACAGTGGCTTGCCGCTGGACAAGTAGGTGGTGTTGGAGAGCGAATCCATGGCATCAATCGTCTGAAATGTCAGATTGGTCACTGGATTGGTGTTGAGCTTGATGGCCTTGGCTTCCAAGAAATCATCAGGCACTGTGCCGTACTCAGCCGCCGCTGCAAAGGATGCAGTGGCACGCACAATCATCTGTCGTGTGCGTAGTTGTCTCTCAATCTGTGCCTCGGCCAGACTGATGAAGTCAGGAATAACTGAAGTCAGATCAGACCGATTAAGCCAATCGGCCAGCGATGTCTTCAATTCTGTGTAGGTGGTCAATGCCATTTAGACTGCCTCTTTTTCGAGCTGTTCCTTCATCACCCATGTGTGTTCATGTCGGAATTCAAATGTGCCAATGTGTCCGATCTCTTTCGAGACATCATGGTCAATATACACCTTGAAGCCCAGCTCCTGCGCCTTCTTGCAGAAGAAGACATCTTCGCCCATGTAGCCGCGAGTCTCATACTGCCAAGGCATATCAAACCACGGCTCAGACATCCCCTGAAACACTTCGCGCTTGATTAGCATCACGCCAGTGCCAACAGAGCCGACTTCCTCCAATCCGGTGGATTCAGGCATGGTGTAAACCTGTTGGCGCTTGCCGTTCTCATCGTAGTTCTGCGCTGTTGGACCTGTCGGCATTCTGCGTCTGGCGCAGTTTGTAGCCACGATGTCCACATCATGCGCCAGCAATCGGCCAATCATGTCTTGCGGGAAAGTCATGTCGGAGTCAATAAAAAGGATATGGCTGCAACCTTCACGCATTGCGTCCAAACACAAATCAGCACGCTGGTTTTGAATCAGCGTGCCTTGCAGTATCTTGAGGCTCACAGCGTCAGTGGTGTTGAGCGTGTGATACGCCACCATATTGACCATGCAATAGGTGTAATTGGTGTGGACCATGTCACGCGCTGGCGTGCAGACTGCAATGTATTTCATACTTGACCTGGCCTTACTCTAAAGAATCTGTTGTCATAATCGTTTAACCATTTCTTCATGTAAACCGGATCATCAATCTTGCCCTCGGCCTTCAACTGAAAGTAAATGGATTCAGGAATGCTGGCCACATGATGCCATTCACCCTTCCAGTTTGCTTTGTTGTCGATGGTGGCAAAGTCGCGCTTGTTGGCCTCAATGACAGCAGTCAAATCCTGAGTTGTCTGAATCGTTGCCTCATCAGTGTCCTCGTTGTAGTGCCAAGTGCGCGTGATCCCTTTTTCGGGGTTTGCATCAAAAAATCGTTTTT